AGGGACCTAGACCGCGTAGGTCTAGCCGAACACAATCTGAACAATGCCGCTGATGTTGCCTTGCACTGGTATTATGACAGCCCATTTGCCACCCTGTTGCAGGAAGAAAAATGGACGGTAGACGATCCGATCTGGTCCTTCATGGCTGAACACACCTATGAGCGTTTCCTCACAGAAGGATGGACAGATCCCAAGAGTTTCTTGGAACAGTGTTTGTCAACCTCGACTCGGATCGTGACTCCGGACATGTTGGTGGAACTCCCCATTGTGCACGCATGCTCCAAATGCAAAAAGAAGTCTTTGAAGCCGTTTGACTGTGCAGACGTTCATGTACCTCTGGACTTTCCAGTCAAGGAAAAAATTTGGTTTATTGATGATTCATTGAATGTGTCTAGACCTCCTGCTGTGTCAGACGTCTTTAGGCGGTTGCAACAGCTGCGCGCTTCTTCTTCGAAGCCGTCGTCGGGGCCGGAGCCTCGTGGTGGTGAACCTCAACCTCAACCGGAGGTGCAGACGGCGCCTCAACCGTAGGCACCTCGACCTCCTGCTCGTCATCCTCGGCGTCCGGCTCCCGGATGTCCGAGAAGGCCTGCGAAGCCGTCACCTTGTTCGGGGCAAACACCTTGGCGTGCGTCACGCGCCACGTGACACCAAAGCCAGTGCCAGTCACGTAGATGCTCGGCGTGATGACCATGCGCCCCTCGATGCGCTTGGCAAAGACCTGCTCAATGTTCTCGGGAGTCACGGCAATGTCCATGTCGCGTGCATCACACACGCTCATGCTCACCTTGCCATCCCAAACCGAGATCTTCATGCGGAGGCTAGGCGGGTACTTGCCATTGGGCACCCACTCGCCATTGACCTTCTCCACACTCTGGTTCAGGATCGGCTTGAAGGTCTCCCGGAGGACTGCCTCGGAGCGCTGCTTGCCAAACCACTTGGAGCTGTTAGAACCAGCTGCGGCAATGATCTTCTCCTGGAGGTCGAGGAGAAAGTTGTAGAAGTTGCCGATCTCTGATCCGTCCATGTTGCGATCCTTGGCATAGGTGTCGCACCCCTTGAGCGAGGCGAGGAGCGAGTAGCTTGACTTGCCAGTCTCGTCGGTACGAACGACAACACCAGCCGGGTAGAAGATGCGAGGGACACGAATCTGCAGATTGTTCTGTCCATTGTACTTGAGGGGAACAGTCTTACCACCTGCCTTGTTTGCGCGAATGTCGCCAATGGAGATGAGGTTGATGTCAAGCTTGTCAGAAGGAACGATTGCGGGCGTGCTCATTTTGTTCTTGGGTGTAAGGTCAAGTATCCCTCGAAACGGACTTTTCGTTTTTAGCAGAGGAATCCAGATTTAAAAGTTTAGGAAACCCCACGGTAAATACAGTAAGTCGCAACTGCCCACAAGGCCCACCAAGGCAGATAGGCGGATAGATAGGTCGACACCACGTAAAACACGACAGCGTGCAAGAGTGCGCTCCACATGACTCCGAACAGGGGAGGGATCAAGACGCCGGGGGTCAGCACGAACATCAAAAGCGATGAAGTGAGAAGAGAATACATTTGTCTATCCGGCGTAAAAAAAAGCACTTTCAAAAGACCTGTAGAATCAAGACATGCCGACCCGCGAGACACTGCCCAAGGAAGAGGATGGAGAGCGTGTAGATTATCTTGACGAGGACCCGGAGATCCCGACACAAAAGTATTGCATTGTTTCCTTCTTGAGCCCGGAAAAGGTGATTCAGCAGAAGAACGAGTACATGTTCGAGCGCTTTGTCGAGTGGATGGATTACGAGTGGAAGGTCAAGGGACTCGAGCACCTCATGGCGTTCCTGTCCAAGAAGTACTCACTGAAGATTGATGACCTGATGGCCGATGCGAATGACTTTGTCAAGGTTCGCAATGCCGAGGTCAAGGAGACGGATGTGCACGAGCAGTACCAGATCTTTCTCCTGAACCACGAGAAGGAGCTTCAGGAGAAGTACGATAACAAGGTGGAGTTCCGCACAAATGTCCGGGGTGTCAAGGTGCGCCGTTCCTTCCCGACAGTCGAGGAGGCCCAGCTCTTTGCCAAGGTTCTCCAGCGCCGCTACCCGAAGGATAACCTGTACATTGGCAAGGTGGGTGCGTGGCTGCCGTGGGACCCTTCGGAGCATCTTATGCCGGAGGTGGAGTATGCCGAGCAGGAGTTGAACGAGCTGATGCGCAAGTACAAGGAGAACGAGGTGAACAAGGAGATGTTCTTTGCCGAGGAGCGTGAGGCGTCGATCAAGAAGCAGAAGGATGAGAATGCTCGTCGCCGCAAGGAGAATGAGGCAGCCAAGGCTCTCGAGGATGCGTCCAAGGCTGTTCACCCGACGGAGGGTGTGATCCGCGACTAGTGTTTCATTAACATGATACCGACGCAGACCAGTCCCAACCCGATATAATTCGAAGGCTTATCGAGCCTGTCCCCTAGTACGATATATGCAGCAAGACTTTCAATAATAGCTGAAACACCGTCCCACATTCCATTCACATACAGCACGTTGTCTGATCGGAGGCTCTTGATCAAAAAGTAGATAACGGCAATATAGCCCAGTACACCTCCTCCAAAATAGAGGGGTTTATTGGTCTCTGCATACCACCGGAGGTTGAAATCTCCAAACACTTCCACCACTGATAACATCAAGATATCTTCGAACCCCATTTGTTTCTCTCTCCGATAAAGTAATGGTAATGTCGTCGAACGCAGCTGCGGGCGCAGGGGCAGGCGCTTCGGCGGGCGTGCAAGTTTACGAACTGATGAATATTGATCCCTATTTTAGTACAATCTTTGACAACTTGCGCATACGCGTTATAAGTGAAACTCACCCTACGTTTCCAGCATTTTTAGATCAACGAAATCCCGACATGCGACTGCCATTTAACATAGTGAAACCGGGCTACAACACTGTTATAGAAATATTGGGAATTCGTAGAGACAATGGAATTGGATTTCCGTTAGTTGGTGCACTCATCCGTTCCGGACATAAAGACGGTTACGTTGTTCATGAAATTTACAGTGTTTCTACGTCGAACGCGTACAAGAGATTTTTAGATATCAGAAATTCAGGTGCCGGATCGGTACGCGGGCCAAGTATAGCGAAAGAACTTATGCGGTATCTATTGACATTTCACAATCGTTTCAAGCTCAACGATGATGGAAGAGATATTACCGAGACTCCTGAAACGCGGACTGTTTTATACTGGTTAGGAGTCCAAACTCAAGGAGCTGATCCGAAAGAAATCAGTCGTCTTATAACCCTCTATCGAGAGGCGGGATTTTTCTTTCCAAACCTTATCTGCGGAGTGGTCGAAGCACAATTACATCGAAGCTACGTTAATAGCAGGCAGAGCGTTCCGTTAGGAGGAGCACCTATTCCTTTTAAGTTCATAAGTGGTTATTGGTCAACATTAATCAAGGAATATACCGATGGGTATACAGACGATTATTTCAACGCCGATAATGCTAGTTTGTACTTGAATGGTCGAGAAAAAGATTATGCATTGCTTAAGAAGCGTGTAGAGCATACGGGATTTCTCAATATAAACGATAGGGGCGTTCTCATTCAAGAGCCCGCGAATTACTCGTTTGTCGCTAATTGCCCCCCGGGGTTCGATATTGAAGAGCATAATGATGTTCACGGTGGTTCGTATACCTTCCGTGATCAAGTGAAATACCATAATAGTGCACCGGTTGGGATTTTTTTCCAAGACCCTGCAAGGAACTCTTTTACACGTTTCCACTTTCATACGCATCCACTTGTGTGCCATGCCGAATATAACGTTGCAAGAGGATTTCCGTCTCAACCGGATATTCAGATATTGTTTCATAAAGACTGTGATATGCAAGTTGGCGGGTTGATGGTGTTCTCGAGGGAAGGGACGTGGCTGATTCGCATGAATCCATATCTTCTATTCTTGAAGGAAAGGTATCCGGATAGATACGAGGTTTATCGTGATAAAGCAGAAAAGTACCTTGAAATATTAACAAGTAGTGCTAACGAGATTAAATTGTATAATACGACAAGAAATTATACTGCAGCAGAAATTGCAGCAGAAACTAACAGGATGGTAAATATTACGAGTATGAATGAGCCTTCAGTCGAAGATCTTAAACAGGTTGAGTTATACCTTGGTTTGGTGAATTCTCGTTACTTATCGGTCTCTCCAGTTGACGGAATGGAAATGGCTCTATTTTCCGTACAGTTCATAAAACGGAATCAAGAAGGGTATCGGTTTGCGTATATCAGAAATAAGTAGATACTATATACAATGGCATCAGCAACTAGTACGCCGCCGCGCAGTGCAGCGGGTGAGCCACAGTCACAACCACCTACCGTTCATCGTCCGGATGCTTTACAACTTCCGGTGCCGCCTTCTCCTGGACCGGTGCCCAGAAGTGCTGCTGCAGCAGGTGAAGGCGTCAACCGTAATTTATTTCCGGAACCCGGACCTCCACAATCTGTTCCAAAGTGGGAAAAGTACATGGGCGCACCTGTTCAGACTGCGTTTATAGGTCAAATGTCTGTGTTTTCTGGTCTTGAAGGCGATATTGATGTTGAACCCATTTCTGCAGATGACCCAGCACTACTTGCCGCCATGGCCAGCCCTGTAAAGCCGTATGAACCGCGAACAAATGACGATTCAATCTACGGGGTACCGCCCGCTGCTGCACCCGGTGGGCCCGCTGGGCAAGGAGGACAGGGAAGGAGGGCTAGGACCGGTCGGAGGCGCCTTCTTTCCGGACCCAGACGGACTGCTCGGCGCCGCGCTTTTTCACGGAGCCGGCGGTATACGAGTCCGCAGCTAGTATAGCCGATTTGAACTCACGATTGTCGGCCCACAAAGACTGGTCGCATAACCGGAATGGAGGGTGATCAGCTGCCTTGTACCAAAACACTTGGTCCTCGAGCTTGTTGGAATTGACGTTGTTGCAAATGACCAGGCACTCGAAGTTTTCAGTGCACTGGTCCATGAACGTACAGAACATATCAAACGTCGGAAACATGCCCGCGTAATTCTCGTAAATCCTACGACGATTACCTAGGATATTCTCGCGCAGAATAAAGACGAAATCCACGTTGGTGCGCAGGTTAGGCGTGATACCCAGTGGATATTGCATGGTGATCATGGTCATCATGTCAATGTGACGGCCGTTCATGAAGACGTACCGGGTCGACTCCTCCTTGATCCACGTCGAGTCATACAAACAGTCGTCGAGAATCAGGAATGCACGCGGGTCCATGCTAGAACTTCCACCACGAACCGTCTTGTCGCGATTCCGGTTTTGCTTGACATTCATTTGCCGCTTAATGACGTTCATAATGATTTGAGGGGTGTACTTGTCATGAATGAATTTCGAAGGGACCATATGTTGAAAGAATTCGTTGGCCACCTCTGTGCCGGAAATGACTGTACCGACTGGAAAACACGTCTGGGTCTCAAACAGAATATCGCGCACCAAGAAGGACTTGCCCGTGTCCTTCTTGCCGATAATGACGATCATGGGACTCTTGCGCGAATCGATTTCACATCGATCCTTGATCATGTCCATATTGAATTGCCGGAGTTGGAAGTTCATTGTCTATTCGTTACCAATAAATATCAGTCGAAAAACTGCACGGAGGCACAGTATAGCGGAAATGATCAAAGTACTTGGGCTGAATTGAATGTGTGATTGAACCCAGTAAATGCGACCACGGAACGGGATAGTCTCCTCCATACTCGAGGCAATCACGTACAATGGATCTGCGACTTGTGCGCAACGAGGGAAGGAGAGCATCCATCCGTTTGTGAAGCTCGATGCCCCATTCTGTCGTGTACGGAGTCCCGGGACGGCAAATCAACGATCCGTTCCCAAGAATTTTTGACCCATACACTCGGCTCTCTGAACATCCAATGTGTGAAGTAACTGGAATGGGATATCCATTCATCCATACCTCCGGATCGTCCATTTCCTTAAACGCTTCGACCCATGAACCCGTGGGGTTCTTAATGTCGGCATAGCCACCGCCATAATGATGCATCAAGTACCACCGGAGATAGTCGGAACGATGAATTCCCGTCAAGTACGGATATCCTTCGTGCAAGGGGTGGTCGGGAAGAATGTAGTTGGAAAGGTTGGATTCTGTCACGAGCTCGAGTGGAACTCCCGGAACTGTGCGAAGAAGGTCGATTGCGGCTTGACGATTTTTTGAAATCGGTGTCGAGTCACACCAAAGTGCAAAGATCCGCATTATTCTACGGGCACAGTCAATCATGTCTCGTCAAAACGAAGACATCTCAAACCCCTCTGGATACACAATGGGCAAGGATCTACGGACACTCCCTGTCGACTTGAAGCTCGGTCGACTCCCGAAGCTGGAAA